CTGCTGCCATTTTGGTTTGCTCCTAAAAGGTTAAGTGCTTAATTGTTCCTTTGCCTGAGCGAATGCTTCACGAATAGTAGAAGGCCGTGAGGTTGACGTAGGCTGGGTTCCCTTTTGGGTTGACCCCCCAGGTTCAACGGCTGCTGCTTCCCGTTTCTTAGAAACAATTTCTTGTTCCTTCGTTAGTTTGTCAGCAGTGTTTTTGACTTCATTGAACTGCCAATGCGTGTAAGCAGCCTCAAGATTTGGAATCTTGTGGTGCAAAGCGTGACTCAGCAGTTCTCGGCTATCGAACCTTCCGTATGTCTCTTGTAGCTCCATGACTTGTCGCTCTATGGCTTCCTGCCGTGAACGGTTTTCAGACTGTGCAACTCGGTACTCTAGATTCGCAATCTTTTGAGCATTAGGGTCCTCGCCTTCGTCCCAGTTATAATCTCCACTAGGGGAAGCGGGTTGTCCAAGATCTAGTTCAAAAGATTGAGCTAAAGTTCTGAGTGTTCCCTCTGGATCTGACTCCAAAGCGGTAACTATTTGTTCAGCCTGACGTAAACGATCACGTTCAGCGGCCACATGTTGAGTCTTTCGGGTGTAATCCGATTGTCTCTGGTAGCCGTGTTGAAGTTCTTCAAGGGTGACCTGTTCTTCGACCCCGTCAACCTTGACGGTGTACGATTCCCCAGGTTCCAATGGAACATCTATGGAAGCTTCAGGGTTATCCACATACGTGGAGTCCATATCAACTTCGTTTTCTTCGGGCACTGGCCCCTCCTAAGGAGTTCTCTGTGAGATTGTTCCTAATAACTATAGAGGAGTGTCCCACTAAAGGGAGGGAAGCTCAAGGCCCATCTGGTTTTGAAGTTGTAAAAGAAGCTCTGGAGGTATCCCCCCAGTAGGCGCAAACGCACCACCTTCAGCCCCTCCAGGCATCGGGACGTTCCCGATAGAGGGAGTCGGTGGAGGTGGTGGAACCACCGATTGTCCCCCTTGAGGCACTTCTTCTTCTACAGGTGGCCCTTGTTGTGCATTCATCATGAATTTCTGCGGATCTTTGATCCCGAAACCATTCTCTAATACGTGCATAGCTAGGGCAGCAGGATCTATTACTGTGCCAACTAGCGGCGCAACCGCATTCATAAGCGAAATTGCTTGCTGTTTCCGTATTGTGTCGTTCATTGGTTGGGTCGAACCAGCTTGAACCGAGTAGTCGAACTCCCCGATAATGTCCTCACGGGTGTAGGAAACAAACAGTTCTTCTCCCCCCATGCTGGTAACTCTGGCTACTTGTTCACCCGTCATAAACTCTTGCATGAGTTGTATGACTCTCCTCGCCACCATGGAAATACATATTTCGACAATGGCAAGTTTGTCTGCAGCCCGAGCATTCTGAGCGTCAGCGATAATGCTGGCTTCAGTAGCTGTGCGCCGTATCTCGGGCATTGCGCCTCGGGCGTATTCGGAGATACCAGAAACCGTGTTTATGTCGTCCTCAATTATGGTCGAATAGTTGTATATATCTGGGCTAATTGGGACCTGAGGCATGGGAACAACCACCTCGGAGAGAGGTTTGTTCTCGTCCACAACAGGGACCATGCGCCCATCTTCTTCAGATTCGAGAGCTTCACGGCCTTCAGGACCAAATGAGCGTTCGTGGTACAACCATTTTCGGGCGTAACGCTTCCTGTCGTTCATCAACTGTGAACGAGTCTTGTCAAGCTCTAATTGGAGGCTTTCGATGCTTTCCAAGTCCCCTATAGGGTAGAAATGGTCTGGGACATCGTAGTTTCGGAGCATTACGAAAGGTTGACCGTAGGCGTACGGCATTGCGACGGGGTCAACTAGAAACTCAGCGCCATCCTCAGCATAAACAGAAAGCGTGTTCGCTTTCATATCGTAGTATTCCCAAATAATGACCTGTTCTGGGATGTACTGTGCTTTATCTTCATCGGAGTTGAGGTTGTCAGGAACGTAGTTGCTTGCTAGCCGTTTCCTGGCAGAAGGTTTGTAACGGATATCGTTTTGGGCGTCTTCGAGAGGTCTTACAAGTCTTTGAGCAATCCAGCCAGCTTCTCCTATGGAGGTTGCTTGCGGATCTACAAAAACATCGAAGGGAGAGATCCTTTCCACAAACGGCTGATCCTCAACTACCCGCATAATTGTTTGGGGGATATTGGCAAAAATCTCTTCGTCTGTGGGAAGGTCCCCCGCTAGCTCTGGGCTGGTTGTCGCAAACTGGTCAACTTCTTGAAAAGCCTGATCTATTAAAGAATCTCGTTCACTTTCAGTAACGAACTGGGATTGTTCAAGAAATTTCCAGCCTACTTTGATCCATCCGTGCCCAAAGATCAGAAAATCTTTGACAGCGTTCCTGAACGGGTCACGAAAGTTGTGGTGTTTCCACATGTAATTGATGATGGCTTCAACAAATACGGCTCGATCCGTGTTCTCCTCGCTAGTTGATTGAACAACTACCTTCGGATAGTTCACCGCAACACTTGGAGCAATCACGTTCACCGTAGAAAACGCCAGATTGACGGCAATAAGATCTTGTTTACTGGAAGTGGTCGAAGGCCAGTGTTTCCCTCGGTAAAGATCTATAAGCCGTCGCCAAGTAACCTCATAGCCCTGCTGGTCACGCCATCTCTTACATTTGTCAACACGATCCGTGTAGTCAGATAAGAGTTCTTGACGGGATTTCTTGGGCATTAGAACTGGGCTTTCTCAGGGAGCTTCTCGATGTTGCGTCCCTGCGCTTTAGCTTCCGCAAACACTTTAGCTTCACGCTCACGCTTGGTTAAAAACCGTTCATCTGCAGGTAAAGTCTGCCTGTATCCTTCACCTGTAGATACTGTGATTGACTTTAGGCGCAAACGACGTTCGTAGAGTCCCCTAAGTTCCGATAAAGGAACGTCCCGTCGTCTGAGAACATACTCAGCGAACTCAGCGAACGTGGCCCCATCTGGCAGGACCGCCATGATCAGCCAGCGTTATGGCCGCGAAGGTTAGCCTGTTTCCCAGGTTCAACCTTCCCAGTGAGTCCGTGTTGATTCTTTGGGGTAGTTCTTGCTGCCGTTTCGCCCAAATCGCCCGTTTGGTTCGCATATTTCGGTGATGCAAACCGTTCTTTCGGGGATTGAGGGCCTCCAGGTGCCCAGATCGGGTTAGCAGATACGCTGCCGCCCCGCTCCGTCTTAGCGTTAGCGCCATCTCCTGCGCCATCAACGCTGCGTGTCCCATTGGTATGGGAAACAAATTTAGAAGCCATTAAAGGTTTCCTCCGTATTGACATGTCTATAGAAAGGTTAGCGTGTCCCACGAATGGTAGCGGAACCTATCCGAGTAGGAGGCCCATCGGGCACACTAGTCCCCAGCCGAGCAAACCAATCAACAGTCCAATAGTCATTAACCGTGGGCGCATACTCAGGTTCGTAAGCATATTTACGCATCTGATTCGCCAGAGCCAACGCCATCACACGGTCATCGTAAGGGGAACCGCCCATACTTCCCTTGTCATTACGAACGAACGTTCGTAACTCTGCAAGGGTATGGCGATCCTTAATCCGCAACTCGTTATTCCGCAACGCAGAACTCAAATCATCAATCATCAGAGGCTTCGACGTACGAGTAGTCTTCCAACCGTACTCCTGACCGATCCTGTTGTTCACACTATTGAGTTGTCGTTTACGAAACAAATTGGGGTAACCCAGATGACGCAACTCAGTGATCGTCGTCAACCCATGGTTGTTGGACTCCACACAACACAGAGCACTGTTGTACCAGCGACCCAAATTATCGACCTCTTCAGCCAACAAATCAGGAGCTATATGGCCGTGCCAGATCCCAACCTGATCCCCAGAAGCAACACTCAATACCTGGATAACGCTGTAATCGCCGTGACCCAAACCCTCAGCAGTATCGACCCCCATAACGTAAGCCGAGTTCTGGTTAGGGCGATGCCAAATTTCTAGACTCATCTCGACCGAAACTCCAACACCCCAGGGGCCTTAAACAAATACCCTGTCTCCCCATGGATAACATATTTTTCCATTTCTTCAAGAACATCCAAATCGAACACAGGATTACCTGACTTGACGAACGCCTCTTCAGGCGTCGTCGGATACTCCTGAGCCAACTGCCACGGCAACATGGATTCCACTTTCTCCATGTACCATGCTTCCCCCCTGTCCTCCGTAGCTGACCACGGATAAAACATGGATTCAAACTTATTTGATCCCGTAGTAGCACCCACCCACAGGTGATGAAAAAAGTTTCCCGAACCGTTCGCCGTACTCAACCCAATGATTCGTCCCCCAACGTCCGCAACAGGTTCAATGGAAGCCCACGCCTCCTCAGCGTTGGGCAAAAAAGCCCATTCGTCAACAACAATGAGTGTCGCAGACTCGCCACGGGCAGGGTCTGAAGCTGAAGGCATCGACGTGACCTGTGATCCATTGTCGAACGCCATGCGCTGCTGATGTTCAACCAATGACTTGGGTCCACGCGCTATCATCCACTTCGGCAAATGACCGAATCCGTACTTCGTTTTTCGGAGCAACAAAACCGCTTCTCGTTCCGTACGACTCAAATCAATAATATTTTGGTCAGGATGAAAAAACGCTAACCAAAATTGGTGTGCGGATACAAGTGTGCTCCACCCAATCTGGCGGGCTTTCAAAGTCAGCGAGTACCTATTTTTGGCCCAATGTTCGATAGCTTCCGCCTGAGCCTGACGTAAAGCAAAAAGAATACGACCGTGAGCAGGGTGAGCAATGTGCCAGTAATTCTGTAAAAAATAGTTCTCATCGCGAACACATTTCCTCCACTCGGCTTCCCGTCGAAGCTCTGCTAATCTAGTCATCATGCTCACCAATCATTACTGGTACATCCCAGAGGCGCTAACCCCACAGCAGTGCGACGAAATCCAACACGCCGTCGCAGGCGTTGAAGAAGTAGAGGGATTCCACTTCGGACACGAAGCTGGACATCGTAAGTCCCAGATCTCATGGATCTACGACGAAAAAATAAATGATCGACTCGGCGCATGGATACGTCAAGCCAACAAAGAAGCAGGCTGGTGGTACGACTTACATAAGACTGAAACCGTCCAATATACGAAATATCGTACAGGCGACCACTACGACTGGCATATCGACGGAAACTCCGATAGCCACGCTGCACGGAAACTCGTTTCAGAGATTCCTTCCCCAATCCCTTTGAACGTGACCCCATTCCCAGAATTCCAGGGAACCGTGCGTAAATTGTCTGCATCACTCAACCTTTCCCACTCTGCGGACTACGAAGGCGGCGAACTGCAGATTCGCTGCTACGACCGACTTCATGTGTTTAACGACGCTCCCCGAGGATCAATAGTAGTGTTCCCCAGCTTCATGGAACACAGAGTAACACCCGTACTCTCAGGTGAACGACACACTGCAGTTGTGTGGTACAACGGCTACCCCTTCCGCTAGCAACCTAAATCTTTCCGCAACCGCTCCCACACAGACCACTGCGCCTCAGTCCACGTATGATCCATAGCACTATACAACTGCGAACACTGCGACCCCCAACCACCAACAGGAGACTCATCCACAGACTCATCCACCCCAAAGGGCCACCACATCAGCACCCCACCAATAGCTACAGCCAACGCCACAGCAGCCGCAGTAATAGCCTTAATAATCTTCTTGATAGCCTCAGACCAAATATCTGCCTTCTCGGCCACATCCTCTATAGACAAAAACCCCCACCTAACTATTTTGTTCCCCTGTTACGGGCACGATTCGTAGAACTATCCTCCAACGTTGTACCCCCACCCGCCGTATGGGAAACATCCTTCCCAGTCAAATCCTGACCAGCCCTCTCTCTTGCTCTCCGATTCTTATCTAAGTCCGCCCGATACTTTCTACGTGCAGGAGTCGCATGATACTCCGTGTTGTATGCATCCTTCTTAGCCTTAGCCGCAGGATGCGTATTGTAATAATGCGTGGACTTACCAACCATCACTGACAACTTTCACAAATCTCGTACTCATCAACAGAACACTCAATCGGGTCATCATCAACAAACGGATCCAACTCAGGACGCTCACCCATCTCATTCAATTGCATCCACATACCGTCATCAAATAACTCTTGAGAAGTCGCCCCCGATACCTTCACCGTTTCTTCCTGTTAGTAACCTTTTTACCCGTCTTTTTCGCATACGACTTAGCAGCCTTACGACCCGAAGACGAATAAGAAAAATGTTTGCCACCAACCTTAGGCATCTTCGCTCCTCAAATCTTCCACAAGATCAGCCAACTCAGCAGCCAACTCAGAATCAGACATACCAGTCACAACACGATCATCATCAACCACAACTCTCCGCTTCGGAGTAAACCGCTCGATGTACTGCAAATACAAAGAAGCAGCCTTAACATCCCCCCGAGCAGCCTGCTTATATAAAGCATCAACCACTGACTGAGTACGCTCAGGGTGGACGTTCAATTCAGCAGCCCTGCGGTCCCAATCACGGACAAAACGAGGATCAGACTTCCAACGCCTCACAGTCCGCTCATTCAAACCCCTCTCATCACACCACTCCCGAGCAGTAGCAGGAACCCTTTCATCCGATAGCAGCCAGTCAAGGAATTCTGCCCATTGGTTTGGCATAACTTTTTCGCCTGTGTCTGGGTCTGTGGCCCAGCCACGGCCTCCACCGTTGTTTGGCATGTGTAGCCTCCTATAAGAAA